AGGTTCTAAAGCGTATAGAGATAATAAAAAATCAGATAAGGTAGCAATTATTAGAACTATATGGGTAGTCCTACATGTTGTTACATGTATTGCTATAATGCTTAACACACTTAGATCATACCAAGTACTATAAAGATACTGGAGAAGACGATGAGAGATTGGTTATACATTCTTATGTTAGCATCTGTTCTTGTTATATTTAAAAATACAATAGTAAAAGGAGAAGAAAAAGAAATAGCCTGTCTAGCAGAGGCAGTATACTTTGAAGCACGATCCGAAGGTATACTATCTCAGCTAGGTGTGGCTGTAGTGGTGTTGAATAGGGCTAACCTACATGACTATCCATCTAATCTCTGTGATGTGGTACATCAAAGTAAACTATGGAAGGGTAATCCAATACGAAACAAGTGTATGTTTTCTTATTGGTGTGATGGTAAGCCAGAAAGGATAACAGATCACGATGCATACGAGAGAAGTTTGTTCGTATCTAAACTAGCCTTGAATGGTGTAACAATAAAATATATTCAAAGTGCTACACACTACCATGCACAGTATGTCAAACCATTCTGGGCTACTAGTCCTAGATTTAAAAGACTAGTCCAACTCGGTAGTCATATATTTTATCTTGACACCAAAGCTAAATAGGATTATAATTGTAACATGTTAAAAAATACTTGGAAACTTTTAATGGATGAAGATACTAATTCATTAATTCATTTACCAAAAATAATACGCTTTCAATTAATGTTATACCTATCTATCATGTGGTGCTTTATATTTTCTGTATGGACAGGATGGATGGTTTTATTTGGACCCTCTATTATTATACATGCGATTATTCTTATAGGTATATTCTTTACTTCTAGTATATTTGAACATCGTAAGAAAACACACCGTGATCTTTACAAAGATGTGGATGGTTGTGTTAGATACGATGACTTGTGGGGTGGATAATGATGACTGAGCGAGAACGATTACATTCTCACATACTAAAACTAACTAGACTAGTGCATGAAAAAGATAATGTAATTAAAAATTTAAGACAAGAGTTATCATTATCTAAAAGAGATCATGCTAACCGTAACTCATGGGTGGAATACGAGGAAGAAAATGACTAAGAACTTTTGGCAGCGTGACCGTAACACTATCTTCAGGGATTTAGTATCTCAATATGAAGACGAAGGTTATGATAAGAAAGAAGCTAAGAAACTAGCACGGCAGGAAGTCGATGAGATAATGCTAGACAAAGAAGACTTTGTTAATGAGATATGGGAGAGTAGCTACGATGATCGTTGATCTTATAGATCATATGGGCAGTGACCTAACAGTAGTCAATGCAGCTAGAGTTTCTTTCAATAAAGAAAGCAACTGGAACTACTGGCGAGATGAAGATGATGGTGATTTAATTAAGTCTTACATGAAAGATAAAGATAAAAAACTAATTAGCTATCTAGCTAAACATAATCATTGGACACCATTTGGTCATTGCTCTGCACAGTTTCGCATATCAGCACCCATCTTTGTGGCAAGACAGTTAGTAAAACATCAGGTAGGTTTGGTGTGGAACGAAGTTAGTAGACGTTATGTCAGTGATTCGCCTGAGTTCTGGAGAGCCAGCGAGTGGCGAGAGGTAGCGGATGACAAAAAACAAGGATCATCTGATCAGGTGATAAAAGAAAATGATACCATATCCTATGTATATAGAGAGACTGTGCGACATTGTATTGACACTTATAATCTTATGTTAGACAAGGGTGTATGTCCAGAGCAAGCAAGAACTATACTACCTCAATCAATTTACACACAGTGGTACTGGTCTGGTACACTTGCAGCATTTGCTAGGGTATGTAAGTTAAGAATGAGTGAAGACTCTCAGAAAGAAACAAAAGAAATAGCACAACTTATCTCTAATGAAATGAATGAACTGTTCCCTATATCATGGAAGGTGTTAGCCAATGGCACTACTTAAAAAATGGAATGTGATACTACATAAAGAAATGGGTGATGTTATAATAGCCTCACTTAAATCTAAGAAAGAAGCAGAAGATTTTATCCATCATAGAAAAGAACTGACTCAACACCTCGTAGGTAACAAAGATATCTATAGTGTGGAGCTTCATAAATGAGGATAATAGCAGGTCCGTGTCAGATCGAAAGCGTTGAACAAGGTGTTAAGATTGCTAAACACTGTAAAGATTTATGCAATGCACTAGGATATGATTATTATTTTAAGGCATCCTTTGACAAAGCTAATCGTTCTCATGCCACTGGCAAACGTGGTATGGGATTTGTATTAGGAACAGGTATAATTAAAGACGTATCTGAAATGGCTAGTGTAAAAACATGCGTAGACTTTCACGATATAAGACAGATTAGAACTGTTTTTAAGTGGGGTAAAGTACCAGACATCATACAGATACCTGCATTTTTATGTAGGCAGACTGACTTAATACAAGAGGCTATGAGTACAGGTGCTACTGTTAATATAAAGAAAGGTCAGTTCCTTGCACCGTGGGATGTTGCTGGTATCTTATCCAAGACAGGTATGGATAACGTCCTGATCACAGAACGTGGCACATGCTTTGGATATAATAATTTAGTGGTTGACTTTACTGGATTAATCTATATGATAAAACAGTATCAAGTAACACACGGTGTACCCATTGTATTTGATGCTACACACTCTGTGCAAAAGCCAGGAGGATTAGGACAATCTTCTGGTGGTAACAGGGAGTATGTTCCGTACCTACTACGTGCAGCCGCAGCAGTAGGAGTAGAAAACTTTTTTATGGAGGTGCATGAAGACCCAGATAACTCACCAAGTGACGGCCCTAATATACTACATCTAAAAGATTTTGAAAATGTGTTGAAGTCAATCAAGCGAATCCAGAGTGCTATCTAATACTTATTAGGTAGTGGAGTTACTTACGTAACTACCTAATAAGATATTAGTTTAAGGAAGGGGCGAACATGCAACAGCACGAAACCAACAGTAAATTTATTAAGCACATGGCCTGTGAGAACTGTGGCTCAAGCGATGCCAACAGTCTCTATGATGACGGCCATACGTATTGTTTTAGTTGTCACACAACAGTCGGAGCAAATCAGAACATGCAAGCAGAACAAGTCATACCAATCCAGCGTAACAACAAACCAAACTTTCAATTACATTCTATTGATGATAGAAAAATTACTCTTGAGACATGTAAGAAGTATAATGTCACGGTAGCCAAAGAGGGTTCTATGGTTACGGATCACATGTACAAATACTATGACAAAGATGGAGCGCATGTTGCATCCAAGTTTCGTAGGACCAGCAACAAACAGTTTTGGTCTGAGGGTGAGCTATCCAATGCTGGTTTGTTTGGACAGAATGTATTCAATCAAGGTGGTAAGTACATCACAGTATGTGAGGGTGAGCTTGATGCTATGAGCGCATATGAACTACTTGGTTCAAAGTGGCCTGTTGTTTCCATTAAGAACGGTGCGGCATCTGCCCTCAAGAACTGTAAACAATCCTTTGACTACCTCAATAAGTTTGATACCGTTGTTATATGCTTTGATAACGATGAACAAGGTAGACAGGCAGAGCAACAGGTTGCACAGTTGTTTGAACCTAACAAGTGCAAGATTGTAACGCTTGATCTTAAAGATGCTAATGAGTATCTCAAGATAGGACAACGTGAGAAGTTTGTGCAGTCTTGGTGGAACGCACGTACATACACACCAGCAGGTATTGTAAACCTAGCTGACCTTGGTGAGACACTCTACGATGAGAAGGTCAATGAGACTTGTCCTTATCCTTGGGCAAAGATGAATGAGAAGACCTACGGTATGCGTACTGGAGAGCTTGTGACGTTCACCTCTGGTGCAGGGATGGGTAAGTCCAGCATCTTACGTGAGCTAATGCATCATATCATGCGTAATACAGAGGCTAACATTGGTGTACTTGCCCTTGAAGAAAGCACTAAAAACACAGCCTTTAATATTATGAGTGTCGAAGCCAATGCTAGGTTATATATTAAAGAGATACGTGAGCAGTATACGCCAGAGCAACTCAAAGAATGGCAAGATGCTACGCTTGGTGGTGGTAGGTTCTTTGCCTTCGATCACTTTGGTAGCATTGAGAACGATGAGATACTGGATCGTGTACGCTACATGGCAAAGGCTCTTGACTGTAAGTGGGTATTCCTTGACCACTTATCTATCCTTGTGTCAGGTCAGGAAGACAATGGCGACGAGCGTAAGTCTATTGACATACTAATGACCAAGCTGCGCTCACTTGTTGAAGAAACTAACATAGGCTTGCTACTTGTCAGTCACCTACGTAGGCCATCAGGTGATCGTGGTCATGAAGATGGTCGTGAGGTATCGCTCTCACATCTACGTGGCTCTGCATCTATCGCTCACCTATCTGATGCAGTCATTGGTCTGGAGCGTAACCAACAGGCTGACGATGACGTTGAGGCTAATACTACCACGGTACGTATACTCAAGAACAGGTACACTGGTGAGACAGGTGTATCATGTTACCTACACTATGACCGTGACACTGGCCGCATGACACAGGTAGACAACCCATTCATGGAGGACGAAGATGACACAACTAGATTTGTTTCTTAATGTAGATGCACAATCTACAGAAGAACAAATAGATTTGTGTGACTGCCCTATTTATTTTGGTACAGGTGGCAAAAGAAGAGAGGACTTAAATGCTATGTCTGATTTTCTTTGTAGTGTTCCTAAAAATAAATATACCATATACAGAGTTGGTGGCACTCATTTGCTGCCTATGTACAATAACAGAGAGGATTTTCCGTATATATTTCATAATAGCACAAACCGTATTATACACCCTAACTTTAGTCGTGCAGTTTATCCATGTTATACAATATCAAATGAGGTAATTTCTAAGCGTGTTTACGCACATAGAATTTTTGCAATGGCATTTATTCCTAATGAGTTGACATCAGATAATTATAATGTAGACCATCTTAATGAAGATAAACTAGACTATTCTGTAAACAATTTGCGTTGGGTATCTGTATCTGACAATATGAAAAACATACGAGGCAAGGCACAGAACAGCACAAAGAACTACAAAGTGTATGGGTCTAGCTTTATATAACATAAAGGAAAAGACAGATGACAGTTAAAAAGAAATTTGACAAAGCTCTCTATGATGTTGCTGATAAAAAAGCCAAAGAAGTTATGATTAAATGGCTTGAGAAAAATACAAACTCAACAGATATTAATATGAAAGAAGATACTTACTTTGATATTACATGTAGCATCTCACCTGATTTACCTAGACAATTTTATGAAGTAGAAATAAAATATTCTTGGAAAGGTGATTGGCCTAGATCGTGGAGAGATATACGTATACCCTATAGAAAGAAAAGACTTCTTGACAAATGGAAGAAAGATAATTATAATGATCTACTTACGTTTGTCATCTTCAGAGATGATTGTAAACAAGCATGGTTCTTTGATGGCGATGCTGTTCTTAACTCTGAAGTTAAAGAAGTTTCTAATCGCAATATTAGCAAGGGTGAGATGTTCTTTCACCTTCAAACCAAAGATGGATATATAGTGGATATAAATTAATGGAAGCAATTGTAGACATTGAAACTACCCGCATTGAAAACAATACTATCGAATCTATTAATACTATACATTGTATAGTAGCAAAGCATTACAAAACAGGAGAGGTACGTGAATGGGTTGGTGATCAATGTCAAGAGTTTGGTGAGTGGTCAAAGCGTATATCAAAATTTATAATGCACAATGGTATTAGCTTTGACGCTCCCCTTCTTAATAAGATAACAGGTTCTAACATCTCACCGTCACAAGTTAGAGACACTCTGCTTGAGTCTCAACTTTTTAATCCCACCCGTGATGGAGGACACTCATTAGATTCTTGGGGTCAGCGTTTAGACTATCCTAAGATAGAGTTTGATAAGTTTGACTACTATAGTCCTGAGATGTTAGAGTATTGTAAAACAGACGTTGACCTAACACACAAGGTAGCACAAGAATTAGAAGAGGAGAGTAAAAACTTTTCTGATAAATGTTATAATCTTGAGCGTAACATTAGAGTTATTTTAGATAAACAACAAAATAATGGTTTTGCTTTTAATCTTAGAGAGGCACAGATACTTCTAGCACAATTAGAAGACGAGCAACATCAGCTAGAGAACGATGCTAAGAAAGAATTTAAACCTACAATAAAAGAACTTAAAACTAAAACAAACATCATACCATTTAACATTGCGAGTCGTAAACAAATAGCAGACAGGTTAATGGATCGTGGATGGAAGCCAGACAAACTAACAGACAAAGGTAATGTCATTGTTAATGAAGAGGTACTATCTAAGATTAATATGCCAGAGGCTGAGATGTTTAGTCGCTACTTTCTTCTACAGAAAAGAACTGGACTTCTCAAGTCATGGATACAGGAGTGCGATGAAGATATGCGTGTACGTGGTAGGGTTCTTACTCTACGTACAATCACTGGCCGTATGGCACACAACAAACCTAACATGGCACAAGTACCAGCAGTCTACAGCCCCTATGGTAAGGAGTGTCGTAGCCTATGGACAGTATCTAATCCAGAAACTCACAGGCTTGTAGGTACTGATGCTTCTGGTCTTGAGCTTAGATGTCTTGCACACTACATGAATGATCCTTCCTTTACACAAGAGGTTCTTACTGGTGATGTACACACTGCTAACCAGCAAGCAGCAGGACTAAAGACTAGAGATCAGGCAAAGACTTTTATCTATGCCTTTCTATATGGTGCAGGTCCAGCTAAGATTGGTAAGGTAGTAGGAGGCTCTGCATCCGATGGTCAGAAACTAATACAAAAGTTTCTACGTAACATGCCAGCCCTCAAGAAGCTACGTGCTAATGTACAAGAGGCTGCACAGACTGGTAGTATTCCTGGTCTTGATGGTAGACGATTATATATTAGATCAGATCACGCTGCACTTAACACACTGTTACAGGGTGCTGGTGCTATTGTATGTAAGCAGTGGCTTGTAGAGATGGACAACAGGATACGTAAGACTGGTCTTGATGCTAGGCTCGTAGCCTCAATACACGATGAGTATCAGTTTGAGGTAGCCAAGCCTGATGTTAAAAGGTTTACTCAAATTACTAAAGATGCTATGTATCACACACAAAAAGTATTTAACTTTAAATGTCCTCTTGATTCTGATTATAAAGTTGGAAATAATTGGGCAGAAACACATTAAAGTACTTGACACTAGCACACCACCTGTGCTATACTTCGTTTTGTTGTTGGTAGTAGACAACGAAAACTTGGGAATGATCCCACACAGTGCCGCAATGGTGCGGATTTAAAAGGAGAAATACAACATGAACGATCCCGTTTACATTACTGGTAAGTGCCACTATGCTTCCATCACTGAGCCGAACACTAAGTTCGATCCAGTATGGTCAATTCAAGTAGAGGTTACTGATGACAACCGTGAGGTTGTTGAGAAGTCTGGTTTGAAAGTTGCTAACAAAGGAGATGAACGAGGAGACTTTATCACTATCAAGCGTAAAGTTCACCGCAAAGATGGTAGCGAACGTACTGCTCCACTTGTGATGGACTCACAAAATAATCGTTGGAATAACGATAAGAAGATTGCTAATGGTAGTACCGTTAATGTAAAGGCAATCCCCTACGAATGGGACTACGCTGGAAAGTCAGGCATATCCGCTGACCTTGCTGCTATACAGATTGTAGATTTCATTGAGTACGCTGGAAATCAGCAGGACTTCGCCCCCGTAGATGGCGGTTATGTTCAAGAGTCTGACGCAGTTCCGTTTTAATATAACGTAGGAGATATGGAGGGGAGTAGTTTCCGTATTCTACTCCCCTCTTTTTTATTACATGAAAAAAATTGACACACTAGTAGAAGATATCTATAGCCTGTTTGATCTCTCCGCTATTGATATGTCTGAAGAAGACGTTGACAAGTATGTCGAAGAGTTTGGAGAGATGGTTAAGGTACATACAAAAAAGTTCTTGTATGACGAAGAGTCTGTAGATAAAAAGTTAAGGTTATCACAGATAGGTAAACCAGACAGACAGTTATGGTATAATATTAATTCAAACAATGAACGTGCGTCTCTTACATCTAGCACACGTATTAAATTTTTATATGGTTATATTCTTGAAGAGTTTCTTCTTATGTGTGCATCAATTGCTGGACACGATGTTACAGATCAACAGAAAGAAGTCAGTGTTGGTAGTGTGTTAGGACACCAGGATTGTATTATTGATGGTGTTCTTGTTGATGTAAAGAGTGCGTCCACTAGTTCATTTAAAAAGTTTAAGAATAATAGTTTGTTAGAAGATGATCCTTTTGGTTATATTGCACAGATATCTGCATACGCACAAGCTAATGGATTAAAAGAAGCAGCCTTCCTTGCTATAGATAAATCAACTGGAGAAATTGTTTTAACACCAGTTCATTCAATGGAGTTTATAAATGCTGAAGAAAGGGTTAAACATCTTAAAGGATTGGTTGATAGCGATGTTATCCCTGACCGCTGCTACGATCCTATTCCTGATGGCAAGTCTGGTAATTCTAAGTTACCCGTTGGTTGTGTTTTTTGTTCTCATAAAAGAGAATGTTGGTCAGACGTTAACGGAGGAAGAGGGATACGTGTCTTTAAATATGCACAAGGTCAGAGATACTTGGTTCAAGTTAGCAAAGAACCTGATGTCCCTGAAGTAATGGACTGGTAATGCATTGGAAATATAAAAACAAACCAGACCCTACATCACACTTTGGTTTTGTATATACAATAACTAATATCAAAACATCTAAGTCTTACATTGGATGTAAGCAATACTTTTATACACGTAAGAAAAAGAAAGTTGAATCTAATTGGAAAGTATATACTGGTTCAAGCAAACACCTTAACGAAGACATCAAGAAGCACGGTAAGAAAAATTTTAGATTTGAAATTATAGGTGAATATAAAAATAAACGTAGCTTAAAATATTATGAGTGTTACTATCAAATGATTAATCATGCACTAACAAAGAAACTAGAAGGCTCTGATGAGCAAGCCTACTACAATAACTACGTAGGTGGTAAGTTCTACAGGCCCGTACAAGAGCCGCCAGATGATTGAGGATATCTTAGAAGCACATTCTTTATATGATCTAACAAACAAAAATCCTGATAGGTCTTTAAATCTTGCAGTTATTTTGCAAGCACTGCTTGACTTATCTAAACCAGAGAAGTATAATGAGCCGCATGAAACATCCCTGTATAGAGATCAGGCGATGGCATGGGTATTTGCGTCTGTAGGTACAACATGTGAAAACTTTACTATCACATGTGAGCTTGCTGGTGTAGAGCCAGACACAGTTAGAACCTTTGCTTTACGAGTAACCTTATCGGAGAACGTAGATGACATCAGACAAAAACTTCACTCCTTCCTGTGATACTATGGAGAGGCAGGTAGGTGGTGATCATTACAAAGACTGTGGTATACAACCTGTTGAGTACATACATTCAAATGATTTAAACTATTTTGAGGGTAATGTTATTAAATATATTACTAGACATAGAACCAAAGGAGAAGGAAAGAAAGATATAGAGAAAGCTATACACTATGCGGAAATGATTTTGAAATTTTATTACACATAAGGAGGGGGCGATGGCACAATTTAGATCAAACGAAAATCCTATGTTTCGTTCGAAGTTTAGTGAGGATATCTTCAAGCAGAAGTATGCTCACCATAACTGTGAGACATGGGATGCACTAGCATCTGTGTTGGTGGACGATGTATGTCAAACATATATGACCAAGGATGAGAAAGAAGAACTCAAAAGAATTATTACAGACCTCAAGTTTATTCCTGGTGGTAGGTATCTCTACTATGCTGGGCGTGACAATAAGTTTTTCAATAACTGCTACTTGCTAAAAGCAGAAGAAGATACCAGAGAAGACTGGGCTAACATCTCATGGAAGTCTGAGTCTTGTCTAATGACAGGCGGTGGTATTGGTATTGACTACAGTGTATACCGTGAAGAGGGTAGGCTGCTGAATGGTACGGGTGGTCTTGCTTCTGGACCTATACCTAAGATGCAGATGATCAATGAGATTGGTAGACGAGTTATGCAAGGTGGTTCTAGAAGGTCTGCAATTTATGCAAGTCTTAATTGGAAACATCCAGACGTAGATAATTTTCTTCTGTCAAAGAACTGGTATGATATGCCTATTGGTAAGACAGAACATACCATTGGTGAGATTAAAGAACAAGACTTCAACTTTCCTGCACCACTGGACATGACTAATATTTCTGTAAACTATGATACAGAGTGGTTGCTAAACTATTATGAGACAGGAGATGTAGGAGATGCCTTTAGGACTAATGTTAGTCAGAGCCTTAGAACTGGTGAACCAGGATTCTCATTCAACTTCTTTGACAAAGAAAACGAAACACTCCGCAACGCCTGTACGGAAGTCACATCAGAAGATGATTCAGATGTTTGTAACCTTGGCTCTATTAACATGGGTCGTATCGACAATCTTTCGGAGTTTTCTAATGTAGTAGAACTAGCTACTAAGTTCCTGTTATGTGGTACGTTACGTGCCAAGCTACCATATCAAAAGGTCTATGATGTTAGAGAGAAGAACCGTAGGCTTGGTCTTGGTCTGATGGGTATACATGAGTGGCTGATCAAGGCAGGACAGAAGTATGAGGTAAGCGATGGGTTACATAAGTGGCTCTCTGTATACAAAGGTATCAGCGACAACACCAGTGCTAAGTTTGCTGATCAGCTTAACGTCTCTCGTCCTGTTGCTAATCGTGCTATTGCACCCACAGGTTCTATTGGTATCCTTGCTGGAACATCTACAGGCATTGAGCCTATCTTTGCTGTAGCATATAAGCGTAGGTATCTCAAGAACGGTACACGTTGGCACTACCAGTACGTAGTAGACAGTGCTGCACAAGAGATCATTGATCTATATGGTATCAATCCAGATAAGATTGAGTCTGCTCTTGACCTTGCGTCTGACTATAAGAGACGTATTAAGTTTCAAGCAGACATACAAGACTATGTAGATATGTCCATCTCTTCTACTATTAACCTACCTGAGTGGGGTAATAAGCTTAATAATGAAGACACAGTAGATGACTTTACTGAGACACTAGCTACCTATGCTGGTAGGCTACGTGGCTTTACGGTGTACCCTGATGGATGCCGTGGTGGTCAGCCACTTAGTAGTGTATCTTACTCTGAAGCTGTTGAGAAACTTGGTGAGGAGTTTGAAGAAGGACTAGAGACACACGACATATGCACTATCACTGGTCATGGTGGTTCATGCGGTGTATAAAAAAGTCCTTGACGAAAGAGTATTTTTGTAGTATAATATATGTATGATGCCAATAATGGGTCATGTTAATATCAACTTGCTAATAGGAGAATGATATGGTTAATTCACTTACGATGTTTGAAACCCTACCTGAGTGGGCCATTGGTCACGAAAGGTTCTTGGATGATGCTGTACGTATATGGAACAGTGTGTCTAAAGCATATCCACCACACAATCTAATAAAGAAAAGCAGCGATGAGTATGTTATTACGATGGCTGTTGCAGGGTTTTCAAAAGAAGACTTATCAGTTAAGAGTGAAGATGGGACTTTAACTATCGAAAGTAAAAAGTCTGTTGCGGAAACAAAACAAGATTATGTTTACAAAGGTATTGCTAATAGAGATTTTAAGAAAGAGTTTCTACTGGCAGAGAATGTCTTTGTTAAAGATGTCAGTCTTAAATATGGTATGTTGGAGATATCTCTTGAGAGAGTCATTCCTGAGAATGAGAAAGAAACTATCTATAATATAAACTAATATACAAACCAACTAGGTTAGCTGCTAGATATTCTAGTGGCTAACCCTTTTTTGGAGTTACTATGAAGAAAGCACCCAATACAGTTTACATTGGCTACGATCCCAAAGAACGTGTAGCCTATGAAGTTTTAAAGTTTACCATTGAACGTATCTCTGTAGATAATATACGTGTGGTTCCCATTACACTAGATATCTTACGCCTAATGAATATGTATTGGAGAGAACATAAAGAAGATGGTAATCAAAAGATAGATTTACTAGATGGAAGACCATTCTCTACTGAGTTTAGTTTCTCTAGATTTCTTGTTCCTGCCTTAAATATGTATGAGGGTTGGGCGTTATACATGGACTGCGACATGCTTGTTCGTACTGACATCAACGAAATCTTTGAGGAGTACAATCTAGATTACTATCCTGTCTATTGTGTTAAGCATAAGTATGAGCCAACAGATAGAGTAAAGATGGACAAACAAGTTCAGTTAGCTTATCCTAGAAAGAATTGGTCTAGCCTTATGCTTTGGAATTGTTCACACCCCAAGAACAAAGAGCTTACAGTTGAAAAAGTAAACACAATGCCTGGATCATGGTTACATCAATTTGAATGGATTGGTGACAAGGACTCAGACATTGGTGGTATTAACGAGGAGTGGAATTGGTTAGACAATCATTCTTCTTCTGACATTAAACCTAAGAACGTACACTTTACTACAGGTGGCCCGTGGTTCAAAGACTGGAATGTGATCGTGACTGGGAAAC